AGCTGCTCCAACAAAGGAGCGAACTAAGAAGGTCGAATCTATGAACACCAAGCAGAAGGGATCTCCAGTCCCTTTAGCTTTGGTCTATATCGATCAGATGATACAGAGCATGGCGGCTTCGTCCGGGTGTCCGGACACGTTTGAGGTCTCAGTGAAGGGAAATCCGAATCTAGCTACTTTTCTAGGAAAGTGTGCTGAATTTGGATTCACTAAGATCTCACCGCAAAAGTGGAAGATAACCGGGGAGTCTGTCCAGATGGCACTCTACCTGCATAGAGCAGTGTTAGAAGTGCTTATGGACTCTCTCTCTTCTTTTGGAAATCTTCCTTGGAAAAGTCAGATGGATTTATACGGTACTATCAGACTATGGCCTCAGGACAAGTTTGTCACGTATGCAAAATACATGACTGCTTGGCCTATGGCGCGGTTTCTACAAAACGAGACACCGCAAGTACCGGAGGGATGGGTGGGTCACCCACTGGTGTGGAGGGGTCAGGTGAGAAGGATGCTAAAGCAGAGGCTTGTTTCGTTTAACAAGCTCAACGCTCGGCTTTGGGTCGGAATGATTTTAGGAGTGAAGAGAGGTGCCGCCGTTGTTCCAGAAAGCTTTATTCAAAAGGCTTATCTGAAACACGCAAAGGCACTCTCTGTACCACTCCCCGCTGAGGAAAGGGAGGCTGGAAGACTAATCTACGCTCTCGGTTATGTTGACCGTTTGCTAGAAGGTTTCCGGCCTCCCGTGCCCAAACTATATGAGGGCTCTTCCTCCGCCTCCACTGACTCCGTGAGGAGCAAGGGAGGTGCTCGTTCCCGACTTATTGAGATTTTCGGCGGCGGTGATAGTAACCAACTCCTCTCTATGCACGACCTAGGTCGTGGTAAGATTGGTGAGGTCCGCGGCTTCCCTCTCCCGGAAATAAGTGATGTCATTGACTATGCTTATAACCGAGAGTTGAAGACGGGGACCACCTCTGTTGGTATAGTGGCGATTAAGGAACCTCTGAAGGTTCGCATTATCTCTAAGGGAAATACTGTGACATATTATTTGTCAAAGTTCTTCCAAAAGGGAATGTGGAACTTTCTTCAGACATTTCCTCAATTCCAACTCACTTCACGCCCGCTCAGAATCTCTGACCTTCACTACCTTATCCTCCAAGAGCGCACTTTATTCAAAGAATTGAAAATGGAGTGCCCCTTTGACCAATGGGTATCGGGAGACTATACATCAGCAACAGATCTGATTAATGGTGATTTCTCTATGAGGATTCTCGAAAATATGCTCGAAATGTCGGATTACGGTCCAAGACTAAGACTAATTCTACGGTCTGTTCTCGGCCCTCAGTGGATTGAATATCCAGAAAGGGCGGTTAAACAGAACCCCGTAGAGTTAAAGTCTTTTCTACAGATGAATGGCCAACTTATGGGTTCCCCCCTAAGTTTTCCAATTCTCTGTCTCGTGAACCTCACCGCATATTGGGTAGCATTCGAGAAGCACTTCGGAGTTGTCGTCAAACCACGAGACCTTCCAGTTCTCGTCAATGGCGACGACATACTCTTTAGAGCTGATCACGCTTTCTATCAGACCTGGAAAGAGACGATCAAGGGTGTGGGCTTTCATCTGTCACTTGGGAAGAATTATATTCATCCTAAAGTATTTACGGTGAATTCCGAGTATTTCTGGTTTAGTGAGGAGAAGGACGTCATGTCTTTCTCTCCTCTCCTTTACCTAAATACCGGACTTCTTACCGGTCAGAGTAAGCTCACAGCCCGACGAGGGATGCAACTTAAGCCAGTGTGGGATATCTATAATATAGTGATCCCCCAAGCTGTGGATCCAGCGCGTGCAAGTCGTCGCTTTCTCCATTACTGGAGAGAGACAATAGAAAGAGTAACGGACAAAGGACAATATAACCTTTTCATCCCTCATGATCGAGGGGGATTAGGTTTTAATCCCAAGTACGCCTTCTTCACTATTACGCCATTCCAGCGTCGCTTTGCTACCTTCCTTGAAAAGGAGAGGCAACAAGCGATGCGGGACAACGTAGAACCTGCACCCTGGAAACTCGGCCTTGTTGCTCCCCGAGATCCGCTCTCAATACCTTTGCTAAAACGTCTCCGTAACCCCGCCTTTACTGCCTTACCGAAAATCGGCCCTCTACTTCCCCATCAAAAACGGGGAGTCACCGACCACTCTATCCAGCGTCCTCCTCTTTCTTCCCATCTTAATATGATGGACAGAGTCGAGATGAAGGTAGTCTTTCCACCAAAGAAGGCTTTAGAGATATTTCGATCTCAGCCTCCTAAGATGATGAAAGTTGGACCCCTATTCCGGGAGTCCCCTTTAACGCTAGGAGAGACAAATCTCCGCGCGGAGCATGAGTTCATGCTTCGAATGCGAGAAAGTCTAGAGAGTGGTGAGCAACTGACTTCGTGGCAAGAGAATATGAAACAGATGTTTCCTGAATTCTTTAGCCCCGAGTTAGACAAAGTAGATTGGGCAGACTTCGAGTAATAGCTCAGGTCTCCGTGTGTTCCTTTGGGAAGGACACACCTCAATGGAGTCTCTTTCTTCACTATCCAAAACGGTGTCCGCTGCTTCGGCTCTAAGGGTGGACTTAATACTTCCGTACTAAGGCCCAAAGTGCCGGAACGTCGAACGACTGCACGGATAGGCCCCTATCCCAGGGGTAGTTAGAGATGTACAGTCTCCCTCATGTGGGGTATTCCATACATCATGAAAAAGAGTCAAAAACCAAAAGCTATGCCGAAAGGCCCCCGTCCCCGAATCCATGATTCGAAACTTTCATCTTCGTTTCGTGCTAAACCTCCTAAGGTTCAGACAACGAAGAATGGGAAGGTTATCTCGCACGAAGAGATCATCGACACCATCAATGGAGAAACCGCCTACACAGTTAGGTCATTTCCCACAAACCCTGGCATGATTGCCCCATGGTTGGCACAAGAGTCAACCGGCTGGGAGCAATACGACTATCAACACCTCGAGTTCCGACTCACCTCTCAACGAGGTGATCTGAACGACGGGAAGGTGATGGCCGCCCCGGACTACAACGTTTACGATGCAGCTCCGGCGGATGGCAAGGCTATGGGAACATACCAAAACTATGTTCAGAGCAAGATTACAGAGCACATGAGGATTCCAATTAACTTGGCCTCCTTCTTCTCCTCTTCAAAGAAGAAGTTCGTGCGCTCTGGGCTTGCGAGCGGTGATCTCCGTACATACGATGGATGTACACTCTTCGTCGCCACTGAAGGTTGTTCCAATCCTGGAACAGCTGCACTGACACTGTCAGTCAAGTACACCGTGAGACTATTTGTCCCGGAGACGGAAGCTACTAAGCTCCCTCCTCCGGTCCTCGATGTAGGTAATACCGCTTCCCAGAACATTCCATCTGGCATAGACGAGCCACTTCAAGTGGATCAAGTATATGTCAATGGACTGTCTGCGGAGAGGTCAGGAAACACGTGGAATATTCCACAGGGTTTCTATACCTTTATCGCAAACGTCTCAACGAGTCAGACTGATGGCCTAGGTCAAAACAACGGTCACAACGTCCAGTCACGCATGCGTGTCTTTCTGGACGGCCAAGAGGTGGCTCAGTCCGCCGCTGGAGGACGTATCGAAGACTCTGCATCCGTGGGTTGGTCTCAATGTGAGAACACTACCCTTGGTTGCGTCAACGTAACGTCTCCAGCTGGAGGAATTCTGAGTTTCACCAATTGGATTCAGTCCGCTGTTATCCCGCCTGCAGCCTTAACCTTCACAATGGCGGCTGGTGCATTTAGGTTTACCCTAACCCGACAGGGAGGGAGAACCTAATCACCTAGTGCGAGAGTAACAAGGTTGGAGAACAGCCATCGCGCCCCAAGCCAATTGTACCCGGACCTACCAACCGGGCCTTGTTACTTCCCTAGTTTCCTTTTCCAATCAATTTTT